GGATTCTTTATTCTATTAGTTATCGCATTGATACAACCTCCAGGTATGATTTACTGGATATTATTGCTGATAGCTGTTTTAATCGTAATCTTACTACTTATTTATATGAACGGATTGACATATGCGTAAATACTTGTCAACCCTGCAGGGTTGACTGATTTTAAAAACATTGTAGATGAGCCGACGGTCAGTGTGATATCGGTTGATATATGCCCCTTTATTACTCACACAACAACATCTACAATAATGGAATCTCTGCGTGCTACCAGACCTATTAAAGTTATTCTTCCAGATTGCTTGCGACCTCTCGGCTTAGCCGGAGTTGATGTTAATCTTGACGAACCAAATTCACATTGCGAACTTGGTTGGTCGAAGACAATCGAACTCAAGAAAGAAGATGTCAAGGAACATGCCAACATCCTGGTGGACCTTATCAAGGAATACAACAAAGGTACACTTCACTACTCCATTGAAGCTGAGTCGGAAGACTCAAATTTAAGAATTGATATATGTGGTGCTCGCTTTGGTATTGACGGAAAGTATGAGAGTTCTCTGTTCACCAAGGAAGAAAACCAAACGCTATGGATATCAGACATTGATGTAATCCCCAATGAGTTGCTGGTTAGGCTGATTGAGGAATTTGTTGCTCTTGATGGTATGAAATTCAATCTTGTGGTATTCGAAGAACGAGACCCTGAGGAGGTTGAAGAAGACGAAGAAGATGAAGACGACTATGAAGACAGTGGTGATGAGAAGGAAGATGTTCCTAGCAACACCCGTCTGGTGGGTACTATTAAGTCAGAGTACATACCTGCACACATCAAGGTTACTCTTCCAGATTGTCTGTCCCCTCTCGGTTTGAGTGGTCCCGTTATATTTACCAATGATAGTATCTGCGGCGATGAAGATTTTACCATCGCACGAGATCTAGACTCGGAAACGGTCAAAGCTAACTGCGATTTGATTCTTCAACTCATTCGTCAGTATCGCATTGGAGATGATGTTGTTTTCTCACTCTCGGCGGAAATTAACGGTGATGGGAACGGTGATGGGAACGGCGGAGAGAACAGCAACGGGGACACTGATGCAGAACTCTCAATTACCTACGCAGAGGTTCGTGTCTATCTTGATGATGATTCTATTGCGAACTTCCCAAAGATTGACGTTGAACCCATGCAACCATCAACAAAGTCCGATTACACCTTCCACTTGGATGACATGACGGATGATGACATCAAGACCCTACTGGAGTACTTCTTCAAACGTGAGGCATCCGAGTACACTCTTGCCGTGGAACATGAAGAACCTACGCATGATCAGATTAGAGAGTGGTACGCCACTAATGGTCTGCATTCTGTAGATGCTTGTGTTGCTATTGCAACCGCTGAGATGAAATCCTTGTTCTAGAGATTGGGAATGTTCCAACATTCACAACCCATACATTGTTAGCTAGTGTTAGTTTTTAAAAACATATAGTAGCATTATAGGTTAAACAACGTAGATTAACCGAATATCCATTTACCCAATGCGGTTAGCGATGGTCTCTTCTTGATTATGGTCTTTCTACCGGTTATGGTGGAACTGTATTCAATTATCCATCCCTTCTTGTACTTACGTCTAATGACATTTCCATATTGAATACCAAACGCTTCAACTTGTTTATCCGGAAGACGCAGAGAGTCTAAAACTGTTACCACTTCCCATATATTATCCTCTTGAAGAAGTCGTTCTAATGTTCTATCGACATGTGCTTGGTGCGAAGCTACATTTGCTTGACTTATTTGGTTGGCCATATGTACTGCGTTTGCAACCAAGAAGTTAGCACCAACAATTAATGCCATGACATCGCTAGCATGCTGGTTGATTTCTGGTGCATCACCGGGTACTACCGCGGCTGCGCCAACCGCACCACCACTCTGATCTGGGCTATCATCCTAGAGGTAGTTTTCATATTCAAACGTTATTATTTAGACACATTAACTTTTAAAAACTTTACTCTACTGTCGAGACAGTATGATACCCACTCCAGATTTAAGAGTTACCATATAGGATGTTCTAGCCTGGAATTCTCTGACCAGAACAGAGAGAACTGTTCCACGTCGAGCAAAGAACTGTTTAACGCTGATATTTTGATCTGCTACGGGTACAAGGAAACATAAACGACCCTTGTTTTCAAGGGCAGCGGAATCTCCCAAATGTAAGATCGGGGCAGATTCCAGTTCGGGTCTGGAATCCAACGTTTTGACCGCTTCGTTGAATCTGTACGCCGCTCTACACTTAACGTACAGCTCCGTCATGTCATATTTAACTTCTTCACTGTTACTATGAAAGTCAGTGTCTCCCGTACCAAGTATACATTCGAATCGATCCATATTGGTATAAGGTGTAGATGAATTTGTTATATGTTGTTATCCTGTGACTGGAGGCACTCCCGATTTTGCGCATACTATAAGTCAGATTTCAATGACTTTAGTTCAACGGCGATATGATATGGTGTTGTTAGTATATGTTAAAGTGATCATATCAAATTCACAAATATATGGACCACATTTAATTTTCTCATCCTAATTAATCACATTCGCCATATTCATTATGCATGCCAAGTATAAATTTTGGGGTTGTAAGTTACCTAAGCCACTAGTTGTGGAGTGGGCAATGAAATGGGCTGAAACCAATGATCCAGATTGGGATCCTTATGACGAGGAATATATGTCTAATATTAACAATTTTAGAGGATTGTCTCCGTCTGATGTAGGTGAACCTAGAGGGTTAATATTAGAAGAAGCATACGATACTTGGAACGGAACTTGGGATGTGTTCGCATGTGCAGAACAACCTGTTGACATAACAGACATAGCAGGGACGCCTGAAGAAGAGCAGTATGTGGTACCAAAGAATGATGCTGCTATTGCATTGTTGGAAGGTAAACTAGCAGCATACGGAATTCGTGATAAAATAACTGTCTTGAACGCGATACATACCATATAGATGTAATATTTTACCTTAAGCGATAGTACTTTATTTAAAACGTAGTAGCTAACCATATTCAATATGCAGAACGCAGTTTATGTCGATGATGGCTCTGGGTTTCCTATGCCTCGGACACCGGAAGAATTTGCTGCAATGATAGAAGCAGGGTTGTTGAAACCGATAGGTGAACTCAATTTGAATGATATTAGGAGCCGGAGCATTAATGATGACGGAGGCTGTAGTTCGTCTAGTGGCGGAAATCAGGTAGCACATGTAGAACAAGCGGATCGGGTAGAACAGGTACAGCCAGTGGAGGAACCTAAAATTGTTGAGATTGCTGATGAAACTAACGGTAAAGTAGATATTGAAAACTGTAAGGTGGAAAGCAAAGTAGAAGATATATCAGATCGTGACACCAGCTATGCGGAGGACTTCGGGTTTGAATATAACCCTGCCACCATCAAGGCTAGGATGCCTAAGGTATTTGTGAACAAACTAGGTATGAAAGAAGTAGTTACGTTCACATGTGACCGTGGAGAGGAGTCATTTACTGCGTACCATGAATTTACTCGTGCTCAGTTCCTAGATGCGTTCGATGACATTATGTTGTATATCAGAACTAAGAGCAGAAAGGATGAACACGGCAATTCAGAGAATCCATTCATAACGTATGATTTAAGCGTGTACAACGACAATGCCAGAGTGATCATTAGCGATAAAGAAGTATTTTACGCTTTCCTTATACCTAACCCAGAAACTTCGGACTCGGATAATTCTGACAATGACGGGCTGTGCGGCTCCTGCGGTATAGAGTTGAACAACTCCGAAGATAGTTCGGACTCAGACCCTGAGGATAGCGATTCCATCTTTCTGATCGATGCTACTGATGAATGGATCAAACAAATTGTTACTAGAGAAGAATTCAACAGTAACGATACCTTCTACGGATTCGAGATGATACATAGATATGGTTGTTACGATTATGTTCCTATGGGTAATGAACATAAATGTACTTTCTAGTTATTTTGACATTACCTACGGTGGTGGTAACAACGATTTTTAAAAATGATGTTGCGAAGACGACTACATAAAATCCATTTCTGGATAGGTGCCTCTGCGTTATAGTCACACATAACCCAAAATGAACTCCCGTTACACCCCTGCCCATATCACTGCTGAACTTCCTCAGTCTCTGTCTCCCTTCGATCTGGGAGGACTCACTGTTGCTTTCATTGAGAAAGACGATGAATACTTTGTGTTCAAGTGTCAGCTTGAAGCCGAAATGATCAAGAATAGTTACGATGTTCTCCTTGGAATCATCCAGACTGAAGGAGATGACAGTGTTTTAGGATTTTCCTTTAAGGCTTCGCATGGACATATCAGCGTTAACGTTAATGCCGACGAATTGTCCTTCAACGAACCTGGTCGGGAGACTATCCATCAGGATGTGGTATCCGACTTGGAGGATCTGGAAGTGGAACCTCAGTCTGATATGATTTATTGCACTCAAGACTTCACTCCTGAGATATTCCAGAAGCTGATGGGATACTTCCTTCAGTTTCCGGAGTCTAAGTATAAGCTAACCATTAGCCACCAGTGGTATAATGGTATGCCTGAATCGGACACTAGCAGCCTTGAGCGTGACTCCCGCATAGCAAAGACCTCATTGGCTACCTTCATCCGGGTACCTGGATTTGACCTGAGTGACGATGGTTCGTTGTACATCATTCAACAGGAGCTCAACAGTCGTCTGCGTGTTATTGCTGGGACTATTAACATAACTACAGACGGATCAAAGGACAGTTGTATGTTCGAAGCATTCTGTATCATTGTTAACGGGTATGCTACTCCGATAGACATTCAAACTGTCCGTCGACTCAAGCGTTACTCCAATGTCATTGTTGACCACGATTTTCACAGTCGTTATAGCAAGTACCAAGCCATGGGTCTTTACCTTAGTCTCCCTCGATCCATTGTCACTCAGGTAGATGACGAAGAGACGAAGAACAATCTATACATGTTCTTTGCTGGTGAACCCATTCCAGAGGCGCAACCATTTGCTCCACGTGTACCAGAAGGTATTCCGCCGTTCCCATTCTCCCAACCCATTCAATCTGACGAGCAGATTAAGCACTTCATGCAACAAGCTGAGGAATACTACCGTCAGCAAGATAGTCAAAATGACAGTCTGTTTCAACAATCCACGTTCCCCAGGTGTCAGGGTACTACGGCTAATGTAACCGCCCCAATAGTTGCGATAGACCGTTTCAGACCTGAGTTGGTACTCACGACTGTGCCTGGATTCCAAAATGCATATAGTGAGCCATTGCTCATTGTTAAATCAATGGTAGCCAAACTCGGTGTGGCTATTGCTGGTATATATGATCGCAAACAGGAACAGTTTATTGCGTTCTGTGTTCTTACCTATCTTGGCTACCAAGCTATACCACGCTGTTGCGCTGATGAGTTCAAGAACTTCAACAATGTAATTATCGGTCCAGAATCTATGATGCGGGACTACACATCTATGTTCGAGAGGGATGGAATCAAGCTCCTTCTACCACTATCTATCTTAGACGCAGCTGTGGATGAAGAGAGTAAGCGATTGCTAAGCACCCTGTTTCCTAGTAGCTACTTGGTAGACTACAGGAAATATAACGAAGACTCAGTTGCTGAGAACATGGTTCTGAATAAACTGGCAGCAGTCACTATGCGAAACTCCATCTAACTACTTCTCTTTCTCCATTCTCTTTCCCATATCTTCTATTGTTAGTTATCAGTGTTAGTGCTATCATATGTTAGTTTTTAAAACATTGCTATATTACTATTATAACTCCTATTAAAACGCGTAGTGTGATATATGAATATTAACTAAATACACATAGCCGACAGGTATACCGATTTTAAAAACGTAACATGAGATACGAGACCATTTACTATATGTTAAATATGTGCCCTCTTCAGCATAATCCATTATATAATAAATGAATCCTACCTTTGTTCGTGCTCACATCTACGCGGATCTTCCTCGTTGCTTAGAACCCTTCGGCCTAGGCAACGCCAGAGCTCCTTTTATCGATGATGGTGAAGATAGGTACGTATTTGAACATAAGCTAGATCCGGAGGCAGTGAAAGCCAATTGTAGAACTCTGATGGATCTGGTACTAGACTATCGCGATGGAGACGCAATGCAGTTTGAATTTTACGCTAGGAGTAGCGTTATTCGTTTTACTATTGATAGCGAAACGACATACATCGGACCTGCGGTTACGTTTACCAGGTCACCTACTATCGGACAAGTTATGAAGGGCATACTGACTCGCTATCAAGTAGACGAAGCGTATGAAGGTAAATACGAGACTGATGACTTACCGGAAGAAATATTTGAACCCATTTTTGACTATCTGTTCTCGGACAAACAATCAACTTACAAGCTTTCAATTACTTACGAGTGGAAACCCACAATGGCGAAGGAAGATCCAAAGATAATATACAAACCAAAAGATTTGGCAGAAGCGACGCCCTTGAGTCCTGAAGAGTATCCGCCAGCGCCAAATCAGCGTATCATTCCTACAGAACAATGTCCTATCCGCGTTACGCGTGTTTTCAATCAGGAAGGTGAATGCTTCTTCGTGGTGGAATAATTACTCCAGACGATCAGCGTTATTAGGCGTCGGCTACTAGTATTGTTATGTTTTAGTTTTTAAAAAACATTCTATACCATACCAACTATTTACTCAGTAGGTTTAGTTGCCTGCTCCAAGCCAGGTTCATGTTCGGGAGGTGAGTAGATAGTATACAACTTCATAGGTATCAACGCAGAATTGTTAATAATGTTATGATATGTACCTGGTGATACCATAACGGCCACACCGGGACGTAGCACAGTAGTTGAACCTTCTACTACAGCCAAACCAGTACCACTAACTACTTTAATGAATTGCGTAGTATGTGGATGTACTTCATTACCTATCTCCTGTCTACCATGCAATGACATTACTACCAGTTGCATAGTATCAGTAGTATATAAAACTCTGCGATAATGTTCATTAGATAATGTCGCTTTATCAATATCTATGTGAGAAGGCGGATCAATAGTAGCCATATTCGGTCCTGATGTCCAGTATAATATTGAATCTTAACTTACCGTTATCTCAACTGTTTGCTACATTGAAAATAACATGTCTTTTACTTATATACCAGCTACACTGTTCGGTCCATTGCCAGAACAACTGCAAACCATCGGTCTAGCTAAGGAAGGAGAATTGGTTAAATATGATTATAATAAGAAGAAGCAACGCTGGTCGACTAAAGTTGAGTTTACTGAAGAGCAGCTGGTAGATAATCTAGATATTATCTTTGGCTTGTTGTACGGTAAACATCACGACTTTGCTGCTAACTTCATCGTTGATGGTAGGTCTAAAATCAAACTTATGAACGATGGTAATAATGTATCAGTGAACAGGAACGGTGATACTATCTGGTATGATATTTATGAACTAGTAGACAGCAAGAAGGTAGGATTTTGCAAGAGAACTATTCAATTCATGTTAGACGCTAACGTACCGCGTATGTTCGAAGGATCTTTGTATTTGAAAATCAAGAAGTATAGTAAGGGCGGCAACGTTGAAAGTAAACAAGTCGACTACAATAACGAGACTAAGGAGTTCTCAATAGTTTGAAATATACTACAGGTTACCATACATCTCCTTCAACCCTGATCACCGTTAGCAATTTACTTTTAAAAATATGACTGTACTTTCACACATTATGGATATTGCCCCTTGTCTGTAGTTGTCAGCACCTTTCTTATTATCGTACTCATCAACATGAGCCAATTGGAATTACCTAAAATAGAAGATTTATCTATGTCTTCGGTTAACAACGAAGAACATCACAAAGAGCGTCCTACAAGTGATGCTCCTATCAATACTGACATCGATAAGAAGTCATATGTTCACATTCCAGGTTGTGTTGTAGGTCGCCTACCGGTTTGTATTGATGAATTGGGTTTAACTGAACCCGGTAAACTCTATGTCATTCCAGCGGAGCCCAGCGGTTATTGCGTGATCAAAATTGAAGTAGATGGACCTACCGTGTTGGAAAAGTTACCTGTACTCTTTGGGGTCATTAGTAACTATACCGACGTATACTCTAGCCTCGCTTTTGAGATTGAGAACAAGAAACTTCGATTTATGTTCGCGAACGATTATTATGAATTGAAGAGTAAATTCAGAGCTAAATTCAGAGTTCCTTACCTGGACAAATTTGGCGCCTCCGATGAGATAGACATGGATTGGCTAATGTCCAAGCTGTCCGACCCTGCATATTCGTCGGACGACACTTCGTACAGCTTGTCTTTCGAGATTCAGGCCGATAAGAGCATGACCAAACGAAATGTGGTCGTTGAAGGCGGCGAGATTAAGATCTCTGCTTAATTGATTTTTAAAACGTACACAGTATGTACATGGGAGGTAAATTCAGTTATTAGTGTGACATATACGAGTATAAACCTAACAAGATACCCATCTTAATAATTCATAACACTATGGTTCATAAACGCAATAAGAATA